TCTCTTTTATTGAAGATTGAGAATGTTTGTACGATATGACAAAGTCTTCTAGTTGAGATTACTTCATCAACACCATCATCGTAAAAAGTCTTTCTGATAATATCAGCCCAGGTGACTAGTTTATCAGCAAAGTCTGAATCTATTGCATCAAATTTAGCCATGTGTTTAAGAACAATCTTTTTCTCGATATTGAGAGATGGGAATTGTTGGTCAACTGAAATAGTAAACCTTTCAAGGAAAGCATCATCAATGATAGAAGCTGCAGTAAATCTGCCGTCTTCTGAACCTTTACCTTTAGTATTTGCTGTTGCTATTACATTGAAACCTTCAGCAGGTTGTACAACCTCTCCAGTCTTTTTAACTAAAACTGGTTTACCTTCAAGGATTCCTTGTAAGCACATAATTTTATTTGTTGCTCTATCAATTTCATCAAGAAGTAAGATAGCGCCATTTTCCATTGCTTTAAGAACTGGACCTTTAGAGAAAACAGTTTCTCCATTGATTAGTCTAAAGCCACCAAGTAAATCATCCTCATCAGTTTCAGGATTGATTTGAACTCTTATAAACTCTTTGCCAACTTTAGCACATGCTTGTTCGACCATAAAAGTTTTACCGTTGCCAGACAAACCAGAAATATATGTTGGGTAGAACATATTTGATTTGACAATTTTTACGATATCAGAAAATGCACCCCATGGTACGAAAGTCTTATCGACTGTAGCATAGGTTTTTTCTTCATTTACGATTGACTGCATTTGAGCCGCAGCTTGAGGCATTTGAACCACGTTGTTAGCAATTGCTACTTCTCTTAGTGGTTCTATAAGACCGGCTAAATCATAAGTACCAATCTTGACTCTGTTTTGTTTAGTCATGATTGGGTCCCAATCTTTACCGGAATAACCGAAGCTTTCGCCAACCTCGACGATAGCATTTTTTCTAAACTGAGTTTGGTCTGGATATCTTTTAGCCAGCTCAGTTAAGATAATTTCTGTGGATTTTTTCAAGTTTTTCATAATATAGTTTTTCTCCTTATCAATTTATATGTATATTATAACATAGTTCTTTGTAAATGTAAACGACTTTTGTGAAAATAATTAAAAATAATTAGCATAAAAGTGTTGTCCTTACTCAGCAACTGCTTTTCCAAAGTTAGTTAAGAGAGTTTTATTAAGCTTTTTAGACTTACTAAACTTCTTAAACTGTGAAGTTAATTGACCTTTTGATGCGTCAGCATCTGGGTCAAAATCAACTGCGTCAGTATTCAAAGCTCCTTTCCAAGATTTGACGATGTATAGCTCATCATATCCAAGTTTGCCTTTAAACGTTACGCATTTGTTCTTTTGATACTCTCTATTGTATGGTTTAAAATCATCTCCATAGTGAGCTTCTCTATCGCAATCTTGAATTTTGTATTTAAAATTATGACTGCTATCAGCTAAGAAAAAGCCAATTGTTGTAGTATCAAGTCTCTTTTTAATGTTTTCAAGTAATGCTTTTGTAGCACGTCTTCTAGTATCATCCATTTTTACATGTCTTCCCATGATGTTGATTATTGCACCACCATAAGTTAAGCCATGTTTTTCAACTGGAGCTTTAGGGTCCCTAGCTACTGATAGGCCGTTAGCATCACCATCTGATATTACAACTAGATTCATATTGTCTACATTATTAGACCTTTTGAAATTATCAATCAGTGTATGACAGTGAATAAGAGCCTCATTCAATGGTGTTGAACCATAGTCTTCATTAGGTGACATAATATTTCTTTCTCTATATGTATATCTGTCTTTTGCTAATTCCATTCTAGTATATAAGTGCTGTAATGCTTCTTCGTAATCAGCTTTTTTAAGAGTTGATGTAATAAGTTGAGGCATTGATAATGCACTGTGATTTACTTCTGAATCAATCATTTTAGGAGCTTCAACATTATCATCTGCATCTTCATGCCAGTATCTGCCGCCAAGTTGTCTGTTTTGATTAGTGAATGCGTATACATCAAATGGTATATTAACTGTTTTACAAAATACAACCAAGTGAATAAGTTGGTCTAAAACATCAGCCATGATATCTTGCATAGAACCTGAGAAGTCTATAACCATCATCATTCCATGGTTTTTAGCATCGGCTAGTTTAGTCACTCTGTTGAATATATCATCATTAGTTTTGTAAGACCATAGTCTATTAACATCAATTGAACCTGTTTTAGCCGTGGTTGCTCTTGTGTATCTATACCCTGCTTTTCTCATTTCGAATTCTTTAACAGCAAAGTTAACATTTCTTTTAACTTGTTTGATATGAGATTTAAACTCAAATTGAATTTCATCAATACTACGATAGTTAGGATAATATTCGTTATTAGCATATCTATCATCTTCATAAGCTGTATCAGAAAGTGCAAGTCTTGCTTTTCTTTCTTCAGCAAGTTGCTTATATGGAATAACTAATTTTTTAGCTACTTCTTTATTAAATGAATTACCAATAAGTGGTTGGTCACCATCTTCATTTTTATCAATTAATGTATGCTCTTTTCTTCTAAAGTTTTCATCTGTTTCAGATACATCTTCATCTACAGGTGCTTTACTTTCAGCTTCTTTATCTTGTTCAGCTTCATCATTATCTGTAGGTTGATTTGTATTATCACCTTTGTTTTTAGTTTTTGCTTGAGCATCTTCTTCATCTGATTTTTCCATATCATCATGGCCCATTGAAGGTTGTTGCTCTTGTTGTTTTTCATCTTCACCATCTTCTGGTAAATCAACTTGTGGTTCTTGAGGCTTTAATAATTCTTCTTGGTTTTCTTTAGTATATGCTAATATGTCTCTTACAAGATTAGTGACATCTTCAAAGGTCACTGTTTCCATAGCTCTATCCATGTATACTTGTTCCTCATCAGTGAACGGTACATCTAATAGATTCCCTACTTTAGCATTCAAATTGATTTTATCAATCAACTTTACTTTATCCCACTGAAGGGACTCTGTGTCTCCAAAGAAACCATCATCAAATAGTTTCTTATATCCTCTTGACATAGGACCAACTAAACCAACATAAGCTTCTTTTATATGTCTTTCAATTCTAGCATCTTCAATAACATTGATATAAGAACGAGGGCATCCTTCTAGTTTTTCTGGACTATCATGCCAACCTTCGAAAGGTGTAAAGAGTGCATGTCCTACTTCATGACCAATTAATAAATCAGATACGTCTTTACCCATGTCCTTCCACATAGGTAATCCTAATACTCTGTTTTTGATATCAAACCAAGCAGTTTGATAATTACCATATTGCACGGTAATGTTTTCTCTTGCCATTAATTTAGCGAGGGTGCTTTTGTGCTTAATCATATTGTTTCCTTATCCTGAATATATGTATATTGTATCATAGTTCAGCGCAAATGTAAACGGTTTTTGTGAAAAAAAGTGAAAAAAGTTCGCACTCTTATCACCTTTCTTCGTGTGAAGGGTAAAAATTACCTGATTTTTGAGAAATTTTTGTCCTTAAAGAACTCTATTTTACTTCTAAATTTGTTCTCAAGAACGTCCCCTTTGTGCGATATTATAAAGACATTACTACCGTCGTCAAGAGTATCAAGTATTTTTGTTAGGTTATCTATACCATCGATATCTAAACTTGAATCAAATGTTTCATCTAGTATTAATAGATTAGATGATGCGCTGTTTTTCATTTTAGCTATTTGTCTCCAAGTAAAGAGAAGAGCCAAGTCAATTCTTTGCTTTTCACCTTCTGAAAAAGATGCGTAATTAAATGAATCTCTATGACGGGACCTTATTGTTTCATTAAAGTTTTCATCTAAATGAAACGATACAAAGAAGTCAAGTACCTGTAAATATTGATTGATTAATCTATTCATCACTGGTAAATATTGCTTGATAACTTTAGTTTTAATACCAGTGTCTTTAAGCATTTCACCTATGACTTCATTATAAGTTCTTTCTTCTACATATCCTAACTTTAATTCTGTTGACTTATCTTTATTCTTTCTTAACGATGTAAGTTCTCTTTTTGCCTTTGATACGTCGCCGGTTTGTCCTTGTAGACTATTAATCTCTTTCTGTATTTTGTCTACTTCTTTTTGAAGAAGTGCAATAGCATCATTATTACTATTTATCTTTCCTTGTTTCTGACGAAGTGAGTTAAGACTATTTGCCACATCTTGCTGCTCAGTTTTTATTTCAGATATATTTTTAGCTAAATCAGTCTTTGCAGTTTGTATTTCTTTTGCCTTTACTTTGATACTTTTAATTTTAGTTTCTTTTAATTCTTCTTCTATATCCTGGTCACATGTAGGACAAGTATCATTATCTTCATAGAATCTAGATTCCTCAACTAAGTCTTTTATCTTATTTTGAAAGTTCATATCATATGAATCTAATTGAGACATTTTCTTAACTAATTCACTACTATGTTTTTCTTCAGCTGATATTGATGCTGTTAGATTTTTACCAAGCTCTTTACTCTGTTCAAACAATTTATTAATCTCTTCTTTATGTACATCAATTGATTCTCTTTTTGTTTGTATTTGGTCATCATTAAGTTCTTGTAAACTTTTAATATATTTACTTTGAGAGTCTATCTTAGTTTTTGTAATATCAATTTGATGATTGACATCTGTTAACTCATCTCTTATCTTTGTATTACGCTCTTTTAATAGCATATTCATCTTACTAAATATATTAATATCTAATAAGTCTTCAATAATATTTCTTCTTGACCAAACTGGCAATTGCATAAATGGTATAAATGAAGATGAACCAAGTACAACTACCTGGTGAAAAGACTTATGATTAAGTTTTAAGATATTCTGTTCTAAGAACTTTTGATAATCTCTTGCATTAGAAGCCTGATTAATAAGATTACCATTTTGATATATCTCAAACTTACCTGGCTTTATACCTCTTACAATTTTAAAGTCATGACTTCCAATTGTCATTTCAATAGTCACTAGTGTTCTCTTTTTATTAATGCTATTAATCATTTGGTCTTTTTTGATATCACGATGTGGTTTACCAAATAAGCCAAACGAAAGAGCATCAAGTAAAGTAGATTTACCTGCGCCATTTTGGCCTACGATTAATGTTGTTGGAGTTCTATCTAGTTGTATTTTTATAGGGTCACTACCAGTGGAAAGAAAGTTCTCCCACTCACATGATTTAAAATGTATCATACTACCTCTAAGTTTTGTGCTTCAGTATATAGTTTTCTTAATTCAACCTTAATATGTTCTTTATCTAAGTCAGTATCTACAGCATCAACATAAGAGTCTAGAAGTTCGTTAGTATCTTCCAGGGATATTTTCTCGTCTTTTACGCTTTCTCCCAAATACTCTTCAAAGCTTTCAGCTATTTTGAGCTCATATGTTTCTATATTCTGTAATCTGTCAATAAACTTATCAAACATATACAGGTCATTTTTATTTATAACAATCAGCTTGATAAAATGTTTTTCAAACTGACTGACATCAACTTTGTCATAATCAACTTTACTATCATCATATATGACTTTCTTAAATATTGTTATTGGATTTCTTACAGCTTCTATCTCTCTTGTTTCAGTATCAAGTACATGAAAATACTTAGGGTCATCTACATCGGCCCAAGTAAACTCCATTTGAGAACCAAGATAGGTCACATTGCCTTGACTTGATTTTGTATGGAAATGTCCTGATAGAACCATTTCAAATCTAGAAAAAACATCAGCACTCATACCATGTGGATTAGGCATCCCTGCCATCATGTCGAATCCTTTCAATTCCAAATGAGCACCAAGTATAGGAGCTTTGCATTGCATAGCCCACTTAGTATATTCTTCATAATTTGAATTATTAATCCAAGGTATTACTGCTACTCCAAGTCCATCATAATCTAATACAGTTGGCTTCATAACAATATTAACATTAGACGTGAAGTAGCCTAGTAATTCTTTTAAACTACAAAGTTCGTTTGTGTTCTTAAAATAAACATCGTGATTACCAGGAATAATATCCATAGAAATCCCTGCATCCCGTAAGGGTTCGAGAAAATGTTTTCTATTCTGGTTAAGAGCTTTGAAGTTAACAAATTTACGATGTTCATAATAATCTCCTAAATGTAATATTTGTGTAATGTTATGTTCTTTTAAATATGGAAAGAATATCTCTTCATAGAATCTTTCTTGGTATTTAAGAAATATATCACTACTATTTCTGACACCGCAATGAGTGTCATTCAATATAGCTACTTTCATAACGCTTTTCCTTGACTTTTTATAGCTTGAGATTGTTTAGCTAACTTTATCATTTGTCTATTAGACTTTTCTATTCTTCTGTATGATAATGCTACTTTTCTCATAGATTCTGCTACACGTTTAAGATGTGGCTTTCTCTTTTTAGCTTTAGCCATTCTTTTTTCTGATATAACATTATTACGATTCTTTTGCTTTTGACTCATTTTTTTCATGACATAAACAGCTCGAGCTTTTCTTTCTCTCGCTTTTTCTCCTCTTTAGCAAATTTCTTAATAGCTTCATCTTTTGTACGAACAGTACCAATTCTTTGTCTTAATGTATCTACATAAGCCATTGTTTGTTCTGCTCCTTCGTTATCCATACCCATTGCAACAAAATCTTCTATACCCATCTTTTCGATGAACTTAAATTTAATGTCTTGTTGTTTCTTTTCTTTTGTGATTCTACGTATAAAAGCAAAATAACAAATTTGAGTAAAGTACGAAAATGCATTAGGCTTACCAGTTCTTGTAGCTGTTTCTATATTGTAATTGGCAATTGCTCTTAAACAATTTTCAACAGCATCCATAACCATTTCTTCTCTATAAGTATACCTTACAAAGTTTGGTC